AGAACTTTCCGGCAAGGTGGATGCTCTCGGCGAAACGCTGAAAGCCCTGACCGATCTGCCGCAGACCATCACCAACGCCATCACCGAGGCGATGAAGCCGGTTGCTGAACAGATGCAGGCCAATGCAGCCGCAGAAAAGGCGAAAGCAGACGCGGCAAAGCTGGCGGCGGTTGAAACCGTGGTGAATGCTGGCCTGCTGACCAAGGAACTGGCCGAGGCGGCAACGGTGGAAGTGCTGAATGCGCTGGCCGACAAGGCGAAAGCCCCGGCGCCCGCGTTCCGGCTGAATGGTTCGTTCAAGGCGAGCCAGACCGACAACCTGATGCCGAAGGAGTAAGGCGCAATGGCTCGCTACAACACCATCTTTGCCGGGCCTGTCTCGGAACCTCTGCCTCAGGTGAAGGAGCGCACTTGCGCCGCAACGGTTCTGCCGGGCACCGCGCTTGTCGAAAGCGGCTCTGCCTTCGCGCAGGCCGGTGCTTCGACCAATGCCAAGGTCTACATCGCGGCGGAAAACTTCCTGTGCCTCAAGGGGGTTGATACCGTCTGGGCCATTGGCGAAAGCATCGTCGGCTATGAGTTGCTTGACGAGCAGCTTTTCAACGCGCGAGTGCCGACGTCCACCAACGTTGCACGCGGCGCGGCGCTTACGACAAACTCTTCGGGCAAGTTCGTTCTGGCCACCACCACGGGCCAGCGGATCATTGCATTCGCCGAAGAGGCCTACAACAACACCAGCGGTGCGGATCAGCTTGTGCGGGTTCGCAAGGCGCAGTCCAACCTGGCCGTGGCATAAGGAGCGCCAAACATGCGGTATTTTGACAAGGCGCTGATCGCCAACCACCCCCGCGAGCATGGCGCTTGGTGGCGGGGACTTTCGGCGCAGTGGAACACCTTCTTTGACGCCGAAGATGCTCTGAAACCGGCTGAATTGCCGCTGATCGGCAACCAATCCGCAATCCTGCCGCGCGATGCGTGGCTGGAATTTGACGCGGTTATCCGCCGTGTCATGCGGGCCGATCTTGGGCGCCCATACATGGCGGACCTGATGGCGCTGGCCAAGCCGATCAACATCGGCAAACTGGCGCATATCACCGGGGTTTCCTCGGATATCAGCGACGCGGTTCATGTCGATCTGTCAGGCCAGACCCCGGCGCCGGTTGACAAGGTGGTCTATGACTATCGCGGCACTCCGATCCCGATGTTCCGCAAGGGCTTTGGGCGCAAGTGGCGCGAGTGGAACTCCATGATGTCGGAAAATTTCGACCCGATCATGGATGATCAGGAAGCTGCAACGGCGATGATCAGCCAGAAGAACGCGAAATACGTTCTGGACGGCGACACCAGCATCAACGCTGGCGGCTACATCGGCTACGGTATCCGCACTTCGCCGCTGTCAAAGTCTATCAACCTCGGAACTGCCTCTGGCGGTGCGAACATCGACCTTTCGGCAACGGCGACGACATCGGATGCAATCGAAAACTTCGTCAACAACGTTCTGGGCAGGGTGCTTGACGACAACTTCGTCAACCGTGCTATCAACCTGTATGTTTCGCCGGAAATCATGCGGAACTGGGACCGTCCCTATTCCGGTTCGGCGGGCTTCAAGATCGGATCGATCCGCGAGGCGCTTCTGGCCAATCGCCGGATTGCCAAGATCGAGCAGACGTTCGAGCTGTCTGGCAATGCGTTCTTCGGCTTCGTGCCGGACGCGCAGTATATCCGCCCGCTGATCGGGATGGCGACGAATACCTTTGCGATGCCGCGCCTGTATCCGCAGGCGGACTATCACTTCATGGTGCAGAACGCCATGGGCATCGAAATCCGGGCCGACTACAACGGTCGATCTGGGGTGGTCTACTCGGTTGTCGTCAACGCCTGATGATGCGGCGATACGAAGTGAAGGGGGCCACACGGCCCCCTTTATCATTTGCGAAGATTGCGCTATGATGGGCCAAACAGAACCAGAGGAGCTTGCGATGAAAACGACGATCCGAGTGATTGCGCCGGGGATTTATGGCGCGAATGGCATGGTGGAGGTTGGCACCGAATTTGAAATCAGCGGCGCCATTCCGGAAGGCTGGAAAACCCGCGTTCAGGAGGTATCGGTGCGCAGCGGTGAGGTGATCGGAGCGGAATTCACCTTCACGCGCGAAGACGGCGAGCCGGGAACCGAGGCCGACATTGCCGATATGGACCGTGAGACGCTTGAGGCTCTGGCTGGTCAGGCTGGCGTCAAGATTGACCGCCGCATGGGCGACGACAAGCTGCGCGCGGCTCTGGTGGCGGCAATCTTCGGCAAGGTTGGCTGATCCATGGCCTATGGCACCGATATCGGCTTCACGGCGTATCTCGCGGCCATGGGCTACACCTTGCCTGTGGGGTCGCCGACTGCGGCAGTCTTGCGGGCGCGCGGATCGGCTTATTTGGATGCCGTCTATGGCGGGCGCTGGACCGGGCATCAGACTGACCCTGTGACGCAGGAAGATCAATGGCCGCGCACGGGTGCCAAGATAGGCTGCACCATGGCGATTGCAGATGATGTGATCCCGCTGGCGGTGGTCAACGCCGCCTATCGCGCGGCATGGCTTGAGGCCTCCACGCCGGGCACTCTCAGCGCCAGTGTGACGCCGGGCGGGCGCGTGTCGCGGCAAAAGGCGGACGTGCTGGAACGGGCATTCTTCGACGATGGCGCTGCGGTCGCTGGCGGTGGGTCTGTGGCCTTCATTGACAGCGAGATTGACGGCGCGATGATGCAATTCATCTGCGACAAAACCGGGGGCTTGATGCTGCTTTCGGTTGGAAGCAACTGCTAGGAGCCGCCGTAATGGCTGATTTTTTTGACGATATGGCCGATGTGGCGCGGGCGCTTCTGGCGCCAACGTCGCGTGATGGCCTCGGGGCTGGGACCATCAGCCTTGTTCGCGTGACGCCGGGAACGCCAAGCGTCAATCCGAAAGACCCGCCGCCCGCGCCGACGCTGACGGTTGTTCCGCTGGACGCGCAGGCGTTCGGCGTATCTGCTGATCTGGTGGGCAGCACAGTGACGCCGGGGTCTGCTGATATCGTCGGGGCTGGTGCCGCACCTGGTATCTCCATTGTGGCGACTGACCTGCGGGTGATCAGCGCGCCGATCTCGGGGAGCTATGGACCGGAAGACCTGATGCGGATTGATGGGCGCGACCTGACGATTTTGCGGGTGCGCAATATCCCCGCAGCCGGTAAGGTATCGGTGATAGAATTCATCGTCAGGGGATGATATGCGCCGCGCCAATGTTGACCGCCTTCTAGCCGATCTTCTGGCGCGCCAAGGGAAAATCCTTGAGGCGGCATTTCTTGAAGCGATTGCCGATCTGGCAAGCGGCATCGACTATATCCGGCTTGTCGAAGCCCTGACGCGCAACGACATTGAAGCGGCCATTGTGGCGCTGAACATCGAGCCTGCCGCATTCACGCCGTATGTCGTGGCGAAGTCGGCTATCTTCGCTGAGGCTGGGGCGCTGACGTCCAGTTATATCCCGTTGCCACTCAGCCGCACGGTTCAGTTTCGCTTTGACCTGACCAACCCGCGCGCAGAGGTATGGATTGCGCAGAACGTCGCGGATTATGTGACAGGCATCTATATCCCCGAGCAACGCGACGGCATCCGGCGCACGATCCTTGCGGGCTATTCGCGGGGTGAAGGGCCGGAGACGATTGCGACGACTGTGGCGGGCCGGATTGATAGGGTTACTGGCAAGCGCACTGGTGGGGTGATTGGCCTATCCGCGCCGCAGGAGCGGTATGTGGACAACATGCGGGCGCGCATGGCCAGCGGCAATGCTACGGAACTGCGGCGCATTTTCGGCATGGAATTGCGGGACAAGCGCATGGATGCCGTGTTGAACCGCTATATCAACAGCGGTGAGGCAATGCCGCAGGACGTGATCGACAAGTGGGCCAGCCGATATGCTGATAAGCTGTTGAAAGCGCGGGCCGAGACGATTGCGCGGACAGAGACGGCACAGGCGACAGAAGCCGCGCGTGAGGAAAGTTTCCGGCAGGCGCTGGACAAAGAAGGCTTGCCGCAAGACGCGGTGGAAAAGGAATGGGAGCATAGCGGGGGGCAGCGCGGTGGAGATTGGCGGCAAGACCATATGGACATGGGCGGAACCGTGGTTCAGGGTATGGACGCGACGTTCGACTTTCCTGATGGCACCAAGAAACGCTTTGCCCATGACGGTATCGGCGGCGCGGCGCATGACGCGAATTGCCGTTGCCGCACGAATTACACGATTGACTGGACGATAGGGTTGACCTGATGGGATGGCATGGGGCCGAGCCGATGGAGTGGGCGCGCCAAAGCCAAGCGCGGCTGACTGCGGTGTTTCGCGGGGCCGTGGAAGTGCTAGCCAGAGACATGACGGCTAGCGGAAATCTTGGCGGGCGTCTCCCTGTCTTGACCGGGAACCTGCAACGGTCGTTGCTTATGTCAACGACTGCCATGCCGATGCAGTCTGCGCCCGGAACTGTCCACAGCAACCCGCAAGTGACGATGGCCGGGGTGCAGGCCGGGCAAACGGTTTGGCTTGGGTTTCAGGCCAACTATGCCGCTCGGCAGAATTACGGGTTTGTCGGGACAGACAGCCTTGGGCGCACGTATAACCAGAGCGGATTTGGATTTATTGAGGCGGCTATTGCGAATTGGCCGACCATCGTTGCGGCGGAGGCTACGTATGTGCGAAACAAGGTCATGGCGAGGGGATCGTAACAGATGGCAAATATTGATCCCGCAGACATTTGGCTTGCGTTGAAATCGCGGCTCAACACGCTGGTGATGAACCCTGTCATGGCTATCTATGACCCCGGTGCTACCATTCCGAAGGACAGCGCAACCCCGGCGCCTGATATCATCATCGGTGATCTGCGCAATGACACGGTGCGCCGCGACATTGCCGGGCAGGTCAACACCAACTCGGGGACATTGATTGTAACGATCCGCTGGCCGATCTACCGCGCGGCCACTCATGCGCAGCTTATGGCGATGGCCGCGACCATCGTAGCGCATTTTCCTGCTGATCTGCGAATGAAAAGCGGGACCGCTTGTCTTCGTGTTCTGCGCCAGCCAGACGTTATCGGAATTGGGCGCGAGGAAACGCGAGATATGGTCCGAGTGCGCATCCCGTGGTCAACTCTTTGACGAAGATTGCCCGAATGCCAATCCTGCGCTATCATGCGCCACACGGCCCGGCACCGGGCGAATATAGGAGCGAAAAATGACGCAGCTTTACCCGGTCGCCGGATCGAAAATGTATATCGGCCTCAAGGTGATAAATGACACCGAGGTCACGCTGGCCGAATTTGCGGCGCAAGAGCCGTATTGGAAGGAGGTCGATGGATGGGCCAATTCCGGTTCGCTCGGTGATACCACCGAGATTATCACTCAGAACCTGATCAACAAGCGCCGCACTCTCAAGGCCAAGGGCACGAGTGACGCAGGGACGATGGAAAACACCTTCGTCCCGATGCCGAATGACCCCGGCCAAATCCAACTGCGCGCCGCAGTGGCATCGGGCTGCAAGCCGTATGCATTCAAGATCGAATGGGGCGCTGGCTGCACCGAAACCGGAACAGTGACGTTTACCAGCGTTGCGGCCACCCCCGGTGTCGTGAATTGGCCAGGCCATGCGCTTGATGTCGGCGCGCCTGTGGTGTTCACCTCGGCTGGCGCCTTGCCTTCCGGCATCACATCCGGAACGACCTATTACGTTCTGGCGGCAGGCTATACCCCGGCTGCGTTCACCATCGGCGCAACTCCGGGCGGGACTGGCATCGTTACCACTGGCGCCGGAACCGGGGTCCATACCGCGACGGGTAGACCTGTCGGGCAGACGGACCTTTTCTATGCCTTTGCGACGGGCGGAGCGCGTCAGGGCGGTGATGCCAATACCGGGAACCTGCGCGCGTGGACGCTGGCGGTGACCACCAACATCGTCGAGGTGTAACGAACGGCTGGCGGGAAACTGTCAGTCTATGCCGGGGGGTGCGAATGGTTCGGGCGCGCCCCCCGGCAATCCCGAACCGGACCTAAGGAACGAACAGCATGGATATCGAAAGCATCAAGGTAGATCCAGGCCTTATCGAAGGCGGACAGTGGGTCAGCGATATTCCGGAAATGGGCGATTTGCGGTTGCGTGTT